TGATATCGATATTATCTGTAACACTTGCTGCAAGACCAGCAAGAACGGAAGTTGATGCAATACCGCAGTTTGTAGAATACCCAGCAGTACTAGCAAAAGAAACAAAACTTACAAGATTAGTACCGTCTCCGAACTTATCGTATATTTCATTAAAATTATTATTGATCTTAATAGTCCCTGCCAATAGGGTATCGCCCGTCCCATCATTAGGAGCAGAACCAGTACTAATCCCTTGTTTAGCCATTACTTAAAACGTTTTTTCTTTATTTATAGTTAATATGGTGGGTTATCATCCATTGTGATTGAAGTGTCAGAAACTTTCACAACTGAGGAGTTCAATCTGTTAGTGTCATAGAAGAAATCATTATCAACAGTATGTTCAAATATAGCATTTCTCGCATTGACAAATGTAGAGTCTCCTATCTGTTTTACTTTGACAAATTCATCATTCATTCTCAATACATCGCCCTTAGACAATGATCCTATTCCAGCACTAACTGTTATAGTTTCTGTACCAACACCGACTGCTTCGGATACAGTCACTTTCAACTTTTTGTTTGTCAATGGGGTTTGGATAATATTATCCACCATGATCAAAGCCTGTTTGTTTGGCTCAGTGACTGATAATATTTGATTTCCAGTTCCTATAGAAGTAAAATCAAATGGTAAAGATGTAGAAAATCCAGATAATCTAAATTTAAAATCATCTACCTTCTGAACAAACATTAAATCAGGCATTTTGTTTGTTCCACATTCTACAGGTGATAATGTGATGTTATCGCCTGGAGTTGCCCCACCTATGTATGTCCCTGCAATTGAGATTGTATTTGTGGTTGCATATCCAGTTCCACCAGTAACAACACTTACACCAGAAATATCTAAGTTGGCATCTCTGGTTACGTTGAATGTCGCTCCTGATCCACCACCATCATTAGTCGAAGGAATATTACTATAAGTTGTTTCTATTCCAACTCTTGATCCTGTTGTTTTGGTGACAGGGAAAGATAAGTTATTTGCTGGTGTAGCACCACCAAGATATGTACCAGCAATACTTACAGTATCACCAACAATGTAATCACGACCACCATTAATTAGTGTCACAGCAGTAGATATACATTGTCCTGTGGTTTGGTCAAAGTCAAACTTAACTTGGAATATAGAACCACTACCACTTCCTCCTTGGCCAGGCACACCTCCATTTGCATTTCCAAATCCATATATTCTAAACAATGGGCCTGGAGGATTTTCTGTTACAGCAGTTCCTGTTACTGGGCCTGGAATCTGGATATTATATCCATTTTCATACATTGAACTTCCACCAATACCAGATGTGACTACAGACATAACAATATCTTTTGGCCCTGTAACATGAGATGTAGTTGCAATGCTAATTCTATCGAAACCTTGATCGTTTAATCTTACAGGTTGACCAGTTTGAAAATCGTGATTCTGTATCTCTAGAATGTTAAGTAGAAGATCTACGTTAGTATTAAGTCCTCCAACTTGGAATGACTTTTTGAACACTGGTTTACCGCCAGTGGAAAGTTGGAATTGTTTACTACCAACCAAAGTTCCAGTTCTGTCATGTTTACCATTAAATCCAGAAGATATATCATCTAAATTCAAGACCTTATTAGACTTGTTCATAATGAAACTCTTAATTGGTCTTCCTTCTGGGAAGAATATTCTTTGTACCGACCCATCAGGTAGTGGATCATCTTCCGTAACGATGGCAAAGTTATCTCTTCTGCCCATGTACATTTCATTATCAATATTCAAAATAAGTTCAACAGAGGTATCTACTGCCTTAACTTTCATATTATTAGATTTTGCAATTCCTACATTAGGGGCATTTGCAATTGGATCACTCTCTACAATAAGATCTGAAAACTCCAAGAATCCAGATGGATGAACTATGGATTTAACTGATTCTTTCCATGTTGTATATGGTAATCTACTTTTAATCGAGTATGAGAATTTTTGGAAATAGAAGTTATCTGATAATCTTTGACTGAAATCGTTGAGTATACCAACATTCATATCGTTTTTAGAAACTTTATCTCTGGTAACTCCAACAGTAGTCTCAACACTAAACCTGTTTACATCTCTTACTTCACCCCTTAACTTGGAAACCTCACCGAATAGTATATCACCAGGCCTTAGAGAACCTATGGTATCACTGAGTCTTAATTGTCCTATATTAACATCCCAACCGTTCTCAGAAACAACTCCTTCAAATTTGGTAGAAGTTACTTTTTCACCTGATAAGTATTTGGAATCATCAATGATTGTCATTTGGAACTTAGCCATATCATTGAAATTAACAATACTTCCTAGAGTGAAGTCATCATCATAAGATCCTAAAGTAACTGTAGAAATGCCAGGTGCATCTGCCATACTAAATTCTACAGTTGCATTTGATGTGTTTACACCTGTAACTGTGTAGAATGAAAAATCATAATCAGCAGAGTTGAAGTTTCCTTCTCCAGCAAGAATTGAATTTGGTTTTAATCTGCAATTTTCAAGGAATACTTTGTCACCAATAGCGAAAGGTAGTTTAGTTTCTGTAGATGCAAATCCAGTTGTTACTGGTATATTGAATTGTTGATCTAATAACAATTCAGCAGTAACAGTAGTACCACTATGACTAATAGCGTCTATGTCATAACCATTTGAGTTATTAGTTGTAATGATACTTAAAGGTTCTTTAAATTCAAAAGCATTTTGAATTACATCAACTCTATCAACAGATCCACCTTCTACATGAGCTGCAATTTTAACTTTATTGTTACCACGAACAGCTAATGTTGGTGGTTGATTATATCTTGTTCCTCCATCAGTTACTTTGATTTGATCTATTCTAGCAATACCACTTATGTCAACTATTGCTGGTACACTTAGGAATGGTAGTAAAGTTGGGTCTGTAGGGTAATCAAATCCATCTTTTATTCTTTCAATCAAATCTATCTTACCAATATCGGGAGATGATACTTTTACAATTCCATCTTGACCTTGAGTACTAGCAAAACCAATAACTTTAGGTAGGATAGTATATCCTCTGCCTGGGAAGTTTATTTTAGTTTTGAAAATAGGGCCTCTAGCAGTCGGTGATGTTGTACTATATGTGATGGTGCTTACACCAGTTCTAGAAACACATTTTTGGGATTCTAGTGGTTTTTCTTTCAAATTAAAAGAGAAGTTTCTATCATCAATCTTCAAAACTGAATGTTGATTTCTTATAATCAAATCTTTGAATGTTATGTTATTTCTACCAGTAACTTCAATATCAGATGATCCAAATGTTTTCCTAGTATCTGATGGTACAACAGGTGTAAGATTATAAAAAGTTTTTGTTGGCCAATTGATGTTGGTGTTGATAGTTACAGTAGCATCGGTGTTTCCAGATATACCGCTCCTAGTGATATTGAATCCTGTGGAATTAGTGCCGTTAACATCTAGTTTGTTGTTAAAATTAACATCCTCAAAGAAGTCCAATCTCATATCTAACAAACTTTGATCAGATACGTCAAATGTTATGGTATTGCCAGTTGTGAAATTGAGGGGTGGATTAATTTTAGCAAGGAAGCTTAAATTGTTTGCACTCGATGTTGTTACTGTTGAAATTGAAACAGGATTGGAATCAAATACATCAGACTTGTACTTACATAATTTTATAAAGTCAGTATTTTCTCTAAGAACAAAATATGTCTCATTATTGATCAATCCGTTGATAGTATTTCCATTATCGTAGTAAACAACCTTATCACCGCTCTGCAAATCCTCATCACTGATGTTTATTTCAGTCAAATCAGCAGAAAAACTTGTATATGTAAATCCTACTCGTTTTGTAGTTACTTTAGCAAGAACTGGATCATATCTTATAATAACTTCCTCTGTAGATTGAGGTAAAGCGTCGATAGTAATTGAATCTCCACTTTGGAGTTCGTGATCCGACCTAACTCCTACTTTTCCGAAAAATTTCTCGACTTTAGATGTTACTTGTTCAAAATTAGTCGCTAATGAGTGTGCAAACCCAGAATTAGAAGCGACATTGTAGAACCATATCGCATCAGCAGCCGTAGAGAATGCTACAGTAGCTAATCCAATGTAATCAGGTTCAAAATTGATTGCATATACATCTCCATCAGGTAAAACTTCTGTTCCTACTCCAGATGTTGCACCAGCAGCAACTTTTGCCCAAACAAGTGATGTTCCACCAATACCCATGTTGTAGGAAAGTTTCTGACCAGTAAAGAACTTGTGATCCTTAATATAAATTCTTTGTTGTGGTACAAATCTGTTTTCTACAGTTTGTATTGTACTTAAACCAGTTACAGGAAGTGTGTAGTGTGTGCCTGTAGAACCAACACCAACTGTTTGTTGTGGATTGAAATAGGTTATATAATTTTCAAAAGTAAATCTAGTTACAGTAGAAGCACCAACAGGGAAAGAGAATTTATTGGGTTTTAAGATAACATTGTCAATTCCAGCTGCGTGAGTCATTGCAGCACCGACATAGTTTTCTCTGTTCACAAATAATCTAGAAAAACTAGTATCTATACCAGTAATAACAAATTTTTCTGTACCTATTCCAATAGTATCACTAGGATTGAATCCTCGTGTGTCAGTAACGAATATATGTGTACTTACTCCAGTGTTAGTTACATTGTTTAAGTATGTTGTTAACCCTACTTTTCTACTTACAACACTGACTTTTCTAAGACCATTAAATTCAGTAAATTGAGCTGTGTTTATACCACTTATAGAAATAGTTTCACCATCAATGATATCATGTGGTTCTGTAGTGACACCAATTATTTCTTTTTTGTTTAATCTTAAAGTAGTGTTGATAAATGTAGATACGCCTATTTCTACGGTATCAATTTCCTTACCAAGAAGTTCATCTACAACAATATTCGCACCAGTTCCGTTTGTTCCTTTAGAATCTAAGGTTAGAGTATCACCCACCTTATATCCATCTCCTCTGGAGAAAATAGTTACTGAAGTAATACCAGCACTTCTAGTTTTAGTAACTTCAAACTCTTGTTTTAGGGCATCTTTAACATCATCAATAAGTTCGTAGTCAGAATTACCAAATGAGAGATAGTATGGTGATATGTTTCTAGTAAGATTTCTAGAAATAATATCAATGTCTTGGTTGAAGAAAGTTACAAAATTTTCTTCAATAGGAGTATCTTTAAATTTATTTCCAAGTAGATATGGATATTTTGGTTTAGCAACACCACTAGAGTCGATATCAACACTGTAGAAATATGCATATGTGCCATCAGGGAACTGTGGTGTAACACAATACCTTCCACCGAACTCGTCTAGGTCGCCAGAGTTGTCAAAGATGTAATCATT